AAATAATATTTAAACATATATTTTGATATGCTAAATAATTTTATTACATTTGTTAATGCGTTATATGCCATTATAACAAAATCTTTTATATGCAATGACTATTGAACTAGATTTAAATATGCTGAAAGAGGTAGGTATGAGTCCTGATGACTTTACCTACCTTTATCTAGTTTATAAGAAAGGCAGTAAATACAATCCACAGCTTAATCTTAAGCCAAACTTAGACAAACTTCAGAGAGAAGGTTACATCAAACTCGGTGATACAATAGAAAATCATGTTATTAGACACAAGTTTTTAGATTTATTTCTAGCAGACTTTGACAAGATGTTCAACGAGTTGATGTTAACCTATCCTATGAAAGTAAACTCTGACAAAGGTGTACGCATTTTACATGCTAAAGATCCTAATGCTAAGTCAAATTTAAAAGCAAAAGCTCGTTACAAAAGAATTGTTAACGGCAAGCCTCATATCCACAAGAAGATAGTAGCTTGCCTAAACACCCAGCTAAAATTGGAGCGTAACAACTTAGGCTACATGCAGAACTTAGAAACATGGATTAACAATCATACTTGGGAAAAGTATGAAAATTTAGATGAAAATGACACACGAGACAAAACCAAACCACGCATCACAAGATCTCTTTAAAGACAAAGGGTTTCATAGCATAGCAGACTCAGTAAATACCTCACTTAATGAGATAAAGAAAGGTATGCTTGGACAGCGTGTGGTTTACCCCACTAAGTGGACAAGATTAAACAGGAACCTACTAGGTGGTCTGCAACCTGGCAAAATGTATGTCATAGCAGGTCGTCCAGGTGTAGGTAAAAGCGCATTCAGTAATCAGATGATCTTCGATCTTTTAGATACTAACTCAAAGAAAAACTTAATGGTATTGTACTGGTCTTTCGAGATGCCTGGTCATCAGCAAATATTACGTGCTGGTGCTAAGGATGTCAAGAAAGAGGTAATGGATTTACTATCAGTGCAAAACAAGTTGAGACAAGACGAGTATGATCTATATGCAGAGAAAGTTGCTGCTTATACTGAATATCCTATCTATTTTAATAACGTACCTAAAGACATAACATTCATCAAGAGAACCAACGCAGAGATAGCAGAGAGCTATCCGGATACTTTGGTGATAAATGTTTACGATCACTCTAGGTTAATATTAGCTAACGCTGACACAGAATTGCAAAAACTAAACCAAATATCAAAAGGGTGTATGTATATGCAAGCTAAGTTTGGGGTTATTAATATACTGTTATCACAGCTAAATAGGAATATAGAACAAGAACACCGTGCCCGTAATCAGTACCAACCAATGCTAACAGATTTGTTTGGTGGTGACAGTATAGGTCAGGATGCTCATGTTGTTATGATGCTACAGAGACCCTTCGATCTCTATGGTATTACAGATCTGTACTGCGATGAAGAACCAGAAGGTTTGCTAGCAGTGCATATAGAGAAGAACAGGGACGGCATGTTAGGTATGATACCATACGAAGCTGAACTTAGTACATTCACCATAAACGAGAGAAAGTATGTTAATAAAAAAGGTAAATAGAAAAGCCCTTGACATTAAGACAAGCGGTAGATCTACAGACTTTATTACACCTTCTTTTGGGCATGGATGTTTGTACGATTGTAGTTACTGTTACATGAAACGTAACAAACCTAATGGGTTGACGATAGCACAGAATACAGGAGATATACTCACAGCAGTAAATAACCATGCATTCTTTACACACGTTAACAAACCTAATCAGACACACGCACAGTACACTACTTACGACGTTAGTTGTAACGAAGACTTTGCATTGCACCTTAGACATCACGACTGGGAGAACATCTTTGAGTTTTTTAGAACTCACCCTGTAGCCATGGGCTCGTTCGCTACCAAGTACGTAAATCCTAAGTTGATTGAGTATAACCCTGAAGGTAAGATACGCATACGTTTCAGTTTGATGCCTCAGCACATGTCTACGTTACATGAACCCGCTACATCTAAAATCATTGATAGGATTAAAGCTATCGATGCATTTATAGATGCAGGGTATGACGTCCATGTTAACTTCAGTCCAGTCATTGTGACGGAGACATGGCTAGAGGATTACAAGCAGTTGTTTCAAATGTTAGACGACTATGTAGATTACAAAAAGCAAGTTCTTGCAGAGGTTATATTTCTAACCCACAACGAGAACAAGCATAGAGCTAATCTTATAGATAAACCGGACGCAGAAGCACAACTGTGGGCACCAGATATACAAGAGGATAAAATCTCACAGTATGGAGGGAGAAACATTAGATACGAAAGACACCGTAAACGAGAATACATTAACCAATTTATAAACCTTCATGGTCAAATTATACCATGGAATAAAATCAGATACATATTTTGAAAAAAGGATATTTAGACTATAAGCCTCTTGATAAGAAACCATTTGTTTCCAAGGGAAGAGAAACTGAATACTGGAGAGAAAGACATGCTAAGAAATTAGCAGAGAAAAACAAACCAGGTTTTGTAACTACTGGTATATTTGAGCTTGTGTTTGGATTTGGATACCCAAAAACATACAAGAGACCATCGACAATGCCAACTTACAGAGACCCTAAATCACTAGGTTCTAACGGTAAAGTGGCAAAATTTAGATAACATAGCTAGTGGTAATGTCTCAACAATACCAATAAGACTACGAGCTGTGTAAATTAGGTAAGAGAAGTGAGTACACTCTTTTAAGATCGTGATTCCAGGTGATACTGCCAAACCACATGGCGCCTATTTTATTATTATGCTAAATTGTACCCTAACGGGTATAAAATAGCTTAATGAGTGGCTAATTATACCCTAACGGGTGTAATACCGCATACATGAGCCGAATAGAAAAACTAATTGGCTCATATATTATTATAACGAGAGTACCAAGCGTGAATTGGGCAAAATTTATATTATACTTAAATTTTTGTTATGAGTACAGAAATAACTGTTGCACTTTTAATTTTATTAAGTCTTGTAGCTTACATGCTTTATGAGACATTAAAATCACCATTTAATCCAGAAAAGTATGAAAAGGAACAGAGGCGTCTTATCAAAGATGCTATGCGAAAGCCAAAAAAGAGGAAAAAGTATAAAAGTCGTTCAAAGGCTCTTACAGTGGAAGCACCGCATAAACGTAAGCCTGGTCGTCCTAAAAAAGAGACTAAGAAATGAGTAAACTACCTAAGAAGAAAGTAAAAGCGAGTAGAAAATCACCAAAGAACATGATTATTTACGGTGCTCCTAAGATAGGTAAGACTACAGTGCTAGCTCAGCTAGACGACTGTCTTATTATAGACTTAGAACAGGGCTCTGACATGTTAGATGCATTAAAAGTACAAGTAAATAGTCTAAAAGAACTAGGAGAGATAGGGAAAGAGATATACCAAGAGGGTAAACCTTACAAGTATGTAGCTATCGATACTATCTCTAAGTTAGAAGAATGGTGTGAAGAAGAGGGTAAACAAATTTACCTGAAAACTCCAATGGGTAAGAACTTTGAACAAAAGAACCCAGGTATGTCTATCCTTTCATTGCCTAACGGTGCAGGTTATCTGTACCTTAGAATGGCATACAAGAAATGGATAGATAGATTAAACACGCTTGCCGATCACGTGATCCTTGTTGGTCACTTGAAAGACAAGATGCTTGAGAAGAAAGGTAAGGAAGTGGCTGTGAAAGACCTCGACCTTACAGGTAAGATTAAGCAAATTACATGCGCAAACGCTGACGCAGTAGGCTATATCTATAGAGAAGACGATGTTACTATGGTATCATTTGACTCACTAGGAGATGTAGTAGCCGGCAGTCGATGCGATCACTTAAAGGGTAAGACCATGCCCATGGAATGGTCAAAGATTTTTATTGATTAACTGTTAAAAATTTAACACAAATGATTGAAACCAATCAACACACAGAAGCAAGCGTTGAGTCACAACCGACTCCGCAAACCATTACAACGACTATGATCTTAAACGATCTAGACAATGGGATTGACCGCAAAGGGATCCAAGCTAAGTATAGCTTAGAAGGATGGGAATTGACAGAAATGTTTAAGCACCCAGTATTAAAAGGCAAGAAAGCTAAGAAGAAGCGTAAAATGTCTTTTAACTTTGTTGACGACACTACTCCTACTCCTAACCCTAATCAAACTACCGTAGAGGGAGTTATCGAAGAAGTTATGGGTACAGTAAACACTATTACAGATGATTTTCATAATCGCGCAGATCTGAGAACTCAAGATGCTATTGAAAATACTGAAGAGTATACTGATGGACAACAAGAGCAAATGGAAGGACAAGCTTGGGAGGAAGAAATCCAAGGTCGTACAGAAATGGACGCTCAAGATCAATTAAATGAAATTAATAACGAAGAAGAAGAATTTTAATTATGGCAATTAAATCAAACGCAAGTACGCAAGAAGTAGTAGGTTCAGGAATGAAACTATACTCAGGATTAACTAACGTAAACGTTATCGCAGTTAACCCTACAATGGCTGAATTACATGCTCTAGACATCAAAGTTAAGAGTGAGCCAAATTATCAAGTAGCTTTTAGCGACCAAGAATACAACAAAGTAGTGTTCTGGTTAGGTAATGAAGATACTAAGATTAAACTAGAGGTATTGGTACAACCAAAAGCTCGTGTATCTCAAAATGGTAAGAACCAATACATCAATGCTGTTGGTCAAACTACATGGTCAGAAGGTAAGCCGTCATTTGACTGGTGGAAAGCTGCAGGTGAGAGACACGCCTTTGTTGGTGAAGAGACTCTTATCAACTTTGTTAAATCGTGGGCTAATGTAGCTAACGGAGACGAAGTAAGCTTTGAGACAGGCAAGAAAATCTCTAACGGTGACGTATCCGAGATTAAAGCTCTTGTTAATGTGTTGAAAGACAACCAAGTACGTGTATTGGTAGGTGTTAAAGATGACAAGTACCAAACTGTATACACTAAGCACTTTGGTCGTGTTAAACCTCAACGTGATGATTTCTTTGTTCGTAACTTAAACGACGACTATGGATCGTTCAACGCTGACTTTAACGCTGACTTAGCATGGGGTACGCATAA